AGATGAAACATTTGCTGATTTATCAGAAAATGATTTTACTATTTCAATTACAAGTTTAGGTTCTGGTAGTTCTGGTGCTGTAGGTGATGTATTAAGTTTAACAGGAAATAACCACGAAGGTACAGTAATCTTTGATTTAAATGTTGCTAAAACACAATTAACTATTGACTTTGGTGCTAACTACGCTTCACATGATGTTAAAGCACTATTAACTATAAACAAAACTGTAGGAGCTTCAAAAGGTAAAACATTAAATTCAAATGAAACACTTGCTGTATCAACACAAGCAACAATTGAAAGTGGAACTATTGGATTAGCAAAGGCTGATGTTTACAAAATCAATAACATTTACATGGCCGCTGATTTCAGTACAGCTGCAACTTCAAGTGATACAGACATAACAAGTAGATTTGATTTAGATAACGGTCAAAGAGATAACTTCTATGATATTGGAAGAATTAAATTAAAATCAGGTGAAGTAACACCAACAGGACAATTATTAATTGATTTTGATTATTTCACTCATAGTTCTGGTGATTACTTTGATGTTGATTCATATTCAGGTGTTATTAATTATGAAGATATTCCATCTTACACTTCATCAACAACAGGTGTTAGATATGAATTAAGAGATAGTTTAGATTTTAGACCAAGAGTTGATGATGCGTCAACAATAGATTCAGGTGTACAAGACAGATCATTTGATGGTTCAGGTGCTTCAGTAGTACAACCAATTAAATTTAATTCAGACGTAAGATCAGATTTTGAATACTATTTAGGAAGAGTTGATAAAATATTTTTAGACAAAGATGGTAACTTTAAAGTTTTAAAAGGTGCAAGTTCATCATCTCCAAGAGTGCCTGGAGAGTTAGATAATGCAATGCATCTCTACACATTATTTTTACCTGCATATACTTTAGATACATCTGAAGTTGGTATTGAACATGTAGATAATAAACGATATACAATGAGAGATATCGGCCGTATCGAAAGTAGAATAGATACTGTTGAATACTACACTCAACTTTCGTTGTTAGAAACAGCTGCACAAAATTTACAAATACAAGATGCTGATGGTTTTGATAGATTTAAAAATGGATTTGTAGTAGATAATTTTACTGGTCACAATATTGGTGACGTGGGTAATAGAGATTATAAAGTTTCAATTGATTATGCAAACGGTGAAATGAGACCTACATTCCATGAAGACGCTGTAAAACTTATTGAAAGAGATGATGATGGTACAGAAATTATTGCAACAGATAGAGCAAATGCAAACTATACTAAAACAGGTGATCTAATAACTTTACCTTATATAGAACAAACTTTGATAGATCAACCTTATGCTAGTAAAGCTATCAATGTTAATCCATTTGGTATATTCACATGGATAGGTGCAATCGAATTAACACCTCCAGGTGATGAATGGAAAGAAACAGAAAGAGCGCCAGAATTAGTTATTAATAATCCTAATGGTAGTTGGGATAACTTAACAAAACAAACTGGTAATAGTGGACAATTATCTGAGTTTCCTATGTCAACAGTTTGGAATTCATGGCAAGATACATGGACAGGAAGACCTGTTGAAACAGAAAGAAGACGTGTTGGTGATACGTATAAGAAAAGAGGTGGTCATGGATGGAGAGTCATGGCAAAAGAAGAAGTAACCACAGCTCAACAAGTATCACAAACAAGAACAGGTATTAGAGCAGTTGCAATACCAGAAACAGTTAGAACATCAATTGGTGATAGAGTTGTTTCAGTTGCATTTGTTCCATTTATTAGAAGTAAAACAATTACATTTACTGCAACAAGATTAAAGCCAAATACAAGAGTTTATCCATTTTTTGATAACATAGATATTGCTTCATATGTTACGCCTGACGGAGGATCATTAGGTGGTAATTTAATAACAGACGCAAATGGTAAAGTTGAAGGTACATTTGCTATACCTGATCCAAAAGTGGATGCAAATCCTAGATGGAGAACAGGTCAAAGATTATTCAGATTAACAAGTTCATCTACAAATAGTCAAACAAACTCGGATGTGGAAACAGCTGCAAATGCTGAATACATTGCAAGAGGTTTATTAGAAACTGTAAGAGAAACTATTTTATCAAGTAGAGAAGCTCGTGTTGAAATGAGAAGTGTAACAGAAAATCAATCTATCACAAGAACATCTACAAGAACAAGTGAAAGACAAATTGCATACCACGATCCACTTGCTCAAACTTTTTTAATTGATGATGAGGGTGGCGTATTCTTAACTTCAATAGATTTATTCTTTCAAACAAAAGATAGTAGTATTCCAGTTACAGTACAGATACGAAATGTTGTAAATGGTTATCCTGGTCAAAAAATATTACCATTCTCAGAAGTTACTTTAAATCCTGGTTCAGTAAATACAAGTACAGATGGTACAACTGCAACTAAATTTACATTCTCTAGTCCAGTTTATATACAAAACAATGTAGAGTATTGTTTTGTTGTAATGGCTAATTCACAAGATTATAATGCTTACGTAGCAAGAATAGGTGAAACATCATTAGACTCAAATAGAACAATATCATCACAACCATATGCTGGTGTGATGTTTAAATCTCAAAACGGTATGACATGGTCTGCTGAACAAAATGAAGATATGAAATTTAAATTAAGAAGAGCAGAATTTAGTAACGTTACAGGTACGGTTACACTAACTAACGATACTTTACCAACAAGAACACTTAAAACTAATCCTTTAAGAACAACAAATGCCTCTGGAGTAATTAGAGTGTTTCATCCAAATCACGGAATGCATGGTACAAATAATAGAGTTACAATTGCTGGTGTTCCAAGTGGAACATATAACGGTATTGCTCATAGTGATATTAATGGAACATATACATCTATTTCAAACGTTACATTAGATAGTTACGATATAACAACTTCTGGAACTGCAACAGCTACTGGTGATATTGGTGGCACAGCTGTTACTGCAACACAAAATAGATTGTTTGATGTACTTAACTTAGGTGGTATACAAACAATGGTAGTGCCTGGTACAAATGTAGATTACTTTGTAAGAACAACTACAGGTAAATCAATACACGGTTCAGAATCAGAATTTACTTTAACAACAGCTGCAAATAAAGTTGCCGTAATTAATAACGATAACATTGCCTTTACAGCACCTCAAATGGTCGCAAGTGAAATTAATGAGTCTGGAGATACTGCACTAGCAATTGCTGCTAACGTTGGTGGTAAATCATTCTTTACAACTTTAGAAATGACTACTACAAATACTAAACTTTCTCCAGTATTAGATACTCAAAGAATGAGTATCTTTACAATTTCAAATAGATTAAATAGTGCTACATCAAGTAACACACCAGATTTTGTTGATGACATTACTAACACAGGAACATCATCAGCTGCTGTGTACTGCACTAAACCAGTTATTTTAGAAAATAACTCTAAGGCATTAGACATAAGATTAACTGCAAATATTAGAGCAACATCTGAAGTAGAAATGTATTATAGAGTTTCAGGACCAGATGAAGAAAGACAACTTGACGATATAAGTTGGACACCATTTAACACAGACGGAAGTCCTGACGCATCTATTACTCCTGCTGAAGATGATACAACATTTAGAGAATACAAATATTCTGCAAGTGATATACATGACTTTACATCATTCCAACTTAAAATAGTAATGAAAGGAACTAATTCAGCATATCCGCCAGTATTAAGAGATATGAGAGGAATTGCATTGGCTATCTAATATGAGTAAATTACAAGTTGAAGGTTTTGCAAGTTTAGTAAGAGATACAAACTCTAACGCAATTGTAAATGTAAATAAGTCTGAATATCAACTTTATATGAATAGACGTAAAGCAAGAGAAAAACAAAGTGATGTATTAAGAGATACAGTAAAAGAAATAAATACTTTAAAGAGTGAATTATTTGAAATTAAAAAATTATTAAAAGAGGTAATTAAAAAATAATGGCCGCAAGAACAATAGCAGCAACAGATACACTTGAAACGTTTAGAACGGAGTTTAATGCTCTATCTGAAAACGATTTTGGTGATATTGGTGCATTAAATCCAAGTATTTCTGCAACATCAGTAATTGGTGCTGTAAATGAATTGTATTCATCTATTGCAGGAAGTTTATCATTTGATATTACTGATGGCTCTAATACACAATCAATTTCAAACACTCAAGCAATTACTTTCGCAAGTACAGCTAATCAAATTAATGCTGTAGTTTCTGCCACAGATACAATTACATTTTCTTTACCAAGTGATGTAACAATTACAGGAGAATTTACTGCACAAGGAACTGGTACACATTCGTTAGGAACTATTCAAGTTGCTGGTAATACAATTAGTTCATCAGATACATCTTTAATTACAGTTAATGATAGTTTAACTGTAACTGGAACATTAACAGTAAGTACTATTAATAGCAGTTCAGGAAGTATTACAAGTAATGCAAATATTCAAACTTCTGGTTATTTCTATACACAAAGTTCCAATGGTATTGTTTTTGAAGGTACTACAGACGATAATTTTGAAACTGATTTAGTTGCTATAGATCCTACAGCAGATAGAACAATAACTTTACCAAATGAAACAGGTACAGTTGTAACTACAGGCAGTTCTGGTGTTGTTACAGGAACAATGATTGGTACAGATACAGTTGGGGAAGCAAATATGGCCAATGATGCAATTGGGCAAGATCAACTTAAAAACGTTGTTACACTACAGATTTTAAACTCATCAGGTGTAGTTGTAAAAACACTATATGGAGCAGGAGCATAAAATATTATAAATAGATTTATTAATATTAAATAATGGAGATATTATGGCAGTTAGAAAACCTTTATATGAAGTAAGTGGAAATTTAAGAGAAATGTCAACTGCAATGGTTGACTCGATAGTAGATCAAGTAATTTATCAATATTCTTTAAATCCAAGTGTAACTTTATCAGTAGTTGGTTCAGGTGGAAACTTAGGAACAATTACAGATACTAGAAAACAAGCTGGTTCTTATTCAACAAGCACAACAGCATTCCCAAGTGAGGCTACAACAGCAGAACCTAGTACAGTAACAGTAAGTTACTCAAAAATAAATTCATCAACAGCATCTGTATCACCAACAACTGATACAGGCAAAACTTGGCCATCATATTATAATGCAAGTGGTCAAATTCAAGCAATGAATTTACAAGATGTAAAAGATACATTTTTACACCCAGCGATAGATTTATTAACAGCTGCAACAACCACTACACAACAAGCAGGTACTTATTTTATTTCAAGTTCTTCATCTGTTGCTGGTGCAACTGAAGTAAGTGGTTCAGCAACAGCGATATTTACAGATACAAGAGCTGATACAAGTTTATATACTGCTGGTGGTATTCCAGAAACACTGGATCAACCAACAACAATTACAAATTATTATTTACATAGAGTAAATGGTTCAGCACCTAGTTTTACGTTGCCATATTATGTTAATGCATCAAATAATATTCAACAGTTTACATCTGCTACATTTAATTCCTTATTGCAAGAATGGATTAGATATACAGCAGCTTCATCTGCTGATGGCTATTCAATTAGTTATAATTTAGGAACATCTGGTTCTGGTAATACAAGAGGTTCTGGAATGGGTGATACTATTTTAAATGGTTCTGGTAACTATCAACAATTGTATGTAAACACAGACGACTATAGAGCACAAGAATTTCCAGATGGAACAGCAGTAACAGCGAATACTTATTATTTACGTATAAATAAATCTTAGTATGAATATATTATTGACGGGCAGTGAAGGCTTTATAGGCCAACACTTATATAATTTTCTTAAAAACAATCATAAAGTAATTTGTATAGACAAGCAAACAGGTAATGATTTATTAACCTGTGATTTAAAGTATAATGTAGATTTAGTTATACATCTTGCTGGTCTGTCGGGTGTGAGAGATAGTTTAGAAAGACCTACAGAATATTGGGAGCAAAATGTAATTGCAGGTCAAAGACTTTTTGATTATTTTAAAGATACTAGAATCTTATATGCTAGTTCATCAACTGCACATGAGCCATGGAGAAATCCATATGCAATGAGTAAATATGGTTTAGAACAAGTAGCACATGCAAACAGTTTAGGTATGAGATTTACAACTGTATATGGTCCTAATGCTAGAGAAAGTATGTTAATACCAAGAATATTAAGAAATGATGTTCCTTTTATTAATACAAATCATAGTAGAGATTTTATACACGTTAATGATTTAGTGAGAGCGATAGATAGTTTGGCACACTCTAATTTAGCTGGAGTAACTGATATTGGTACAGGTGTAACAAATAAACTTTTAGATATAGTGGATTATTTTAAAATTAATTGTCAACGTGTTGTGGGAAATATGTTTGAGCGATTAGACAATAAGGCTGATAATACTTTACTATATAATATAGGATGGCAACCAACGATAAATTTATTTGAATATATAAAGGAGAACAAAAATGTTAACTGAAGAATTTTTAAAAGATAATTTTTTAACTGCATATTTTATAGATAACGAAAGAAAAAATATAGAAGTGCAAACAACAACTGAAGATAAAAAATCAGTATTTACAACTATTATACCATACGAAGAAAATAATCCTCAATATCAAGCACTTACAAAGTATATGAATATTGATCAATTACATGAGTCAACATATCAAAAAAATAAAACAGAAAAAGAATTGTTTGAAAATAGTGTTATAGAGATAGCAAAGAAAAGTGGTCTTTTAATAGATAACAGTAAGGTTGATAGTAGTACTTTTTCTATGTTAATAAAAACAATGTTTGAGGATTTGGATAATACAGATCACCTTTTTGCATTAAAGTTAGCATTATTTGAAACAGATACAGTAATTAACTCTAAAAATAATGAAGAAAAAAGTAAATTAAGAAAATCAAAAAATAAATTAGAAGCGATTCAATCAGCTTTAAATTTATTTAAATAGTTTGTCCACCAACCTGTCCAACCGTCTTCTAATAAATGCTGCATTTGACCAAAAGTGCATACACTAAATTTATCTAATGGTTTTTTATCATATTGATGTTCCTTAATGGAATAACAAAAATTATCAAAAGTTTTGTACTCAATCTCTTTGTAAAAAAATTCATCTATACTTATAGGGTATTTTTTTAAATAAAAATCTTTATTTAATATAAATTTTTTCCATATATGTGAAACATCTCCAGTCCATGATATAATAGATGAATTTAAAGGTGTATGAGCAGACTCTCTCCACCATGTGTCGTCTAATAGTGTAAAATTCTTTCTTATAAGATTAGGTACTTTTTTATATATGACAACATCTAAATCAAAATATATATTATGATGATCTCTAAATAAATCAAACATTTGAAGCTTATTATACATATTGTTAAATAGATTTTTATCTATAATTTCAAATTTATCATAGGTTATACCTGAATAATTATCAATCATGTGTTTCAAATTATTTACATGATTGCTATTATATTTTTTGCCCCACATAGCACATATAATTCTTGTTTTTAAATTAGATTGTTTTTTAAAAGTTTCTGGTATTTTTATAATTTTTTTAGTAGAACCACTTTCTGGTTTGGTTGTACAATAATATTTACAATAATTTGGTGCATTATTAGGATTGTTTTTTAACATATACCACCACTCCTTATATAAATCACCATTTAATATATCTTCAATAGAATCATTATTGTCAATATGCCATTTTGATTCATAAAACTTACTTAAAACTGGATCGTTTCTACCAACTGGACTATCAATCCAACAACACGGTACTAAAAATCCTGTGGATGTAAATGCCATTTGTCTATTTTTGTGAATACATTTTGGTACAAATTTTTTATTTTTCATTTTTTAAATATTCTCTTATTGATAAATCATTTTGTGGTTTTGGTATATAATATTTTTTTGATGTTGGTTTTAACGGATCATCTTTAGTGAATCTGGATGTTAATAATAAGTCAAATTTTATTTTGTGACTTTCGCTTATTTCTTTTGCTTGTAGTATATGATTCTCGTTATAGTTAAAAACAATGTATTGCCAGACACACTTTATACCTTTGCTTTTAGCTAATAACATCATTTTAAATAATTTAACTCCATCTTGGTTAACTCTATACTTATGACTTTCTTCAGGTAATCCATCAATACCAAAAGTCCATTGTGCATTTTTATTTGCTTCAAATGCTTCATTCCACCATTTTTCTTTTCTATGGGATGCCGCTACGTGTACCGAAGTTGTAATTTTTTTATTATTACATATTTTTAAAAATTCTATGAAGTCATTATTCATAGTAGGATCTGATACTTGACCACAAAAATTTATGTATTTAAAAAAATTTGCTATTTTTTTAAATTGCTCTATTGTTATATCTTTTCCAGGAATTGGCAATCCTCTTCTTCTTAATTTTGTTCTACTACATTGTGAACACTCTAAAGTACATCTAGCTCCAATGTCTATATTTACACCCTTATAAGCATTGTTCATTATTTCCAATAGTCCTTTATAAAAATTGATTTACACTCATTTACTGTTTTTCCCACACCAGTAAAATGTATTACTTTCAGATTTTCATTTACTTCATCTAATATCATATAGTCTGTATCAAATTTTTGACTATATATTTTATTCAATTGTAAATTTTTTTTGAAATCATTTGTATATTTACCTAACCATTGTTTAGGTGTTGTAGTTAGTTTGATTTTATGTTCTTGTATTTTCCAATTAACGTAATTTTGTTCTCCATAATATTTTGCATGTACATCACCATTATTGTAATAATGCAGCTGCCAATATTCTGGATTAAGTGAGAAGTCATCCCATATACTTTTTAAACTACCTGATTTAAATTTGTAAAATCCACCATTTAATTTTAATTTGTTATCCCACCATTGCCCGTAACTTATTAATTCATTGTCCTGTACAGGAAAGTTTAATAATTCATCTATGTTATTTACTATTACCTGATCTATGTCCATTATAATGATGTCATCATTAGGCTGTTGATAAGCAAATTGAGGACTAAAAAACTTTAATTTATGCCAGTGTTTTACTATATTACTATTATGGTTATAAGGTAAAACAATATCAGCTTCAACATCCGTATCACTTAAACATATAAATTGAAAAGGTATTGTACTATTTCTTTTTAATGATCTGTAAAGTTTTGAAACGTAATCGGGTGTATAGAAACCTTTAAAATAAACTGTACAAATTTTAAGCATTGTATGCTCTCCAAACAATGTCAAATTTTTTGTTTATTGTGTGGCACATAATTACATCTTTTGGTATAAAATATTCAGTACCAAAAAAGTAATGCCACTTATTGTCTAACCACTGTACATCTACTTTGTTTTCTGCAAGTTTAACTGCAAAAAGTGTTTCATTATCCCAACCAAAAAAGTTTGTTATTTTTTTTGAAAACATATCATGGCCTGTTGTTAGTTTACTCATTTCTTTTATATTTGAATCAAAGTTGTCAAAGTATTTTAATTGTTGTAGATATTTTTTACTTGCACCAACAATACCTGTGTTTACAACTTTATGATTTGGATTTAAATTTCTATCTAACAACATTGCTTGAGCATTGTAGTATTTTGATGTTGGACTACGAATAGTTTGTGAATATTCAGTTATCGCTTCCATCTTAATTACTTTATGTGTATTGTGATGAATGGTTATACCTTTTGATAAATCCCAAGTTTCAAAAAAGTTGTCTGATTTCATAGGCACAACATCAAAATCTAAATAAAGTATTTCATCATATTCTTTTGATAATTCATATAGTAAATGTAGTTTATAAAAATTAACTATATTATAGGTTGTAAGAAATGGATATTTTGATTGTAAGTTATCTTTGTATAATATAAAATTAGTATCATATTCAAACATTTTGAAAGGCACATTTATTTGATCAGCATACCATTGTTTGCAGGCTATTAGTTTAGTGTAGTTTTGTTTAAATGCATTTTTAGTTACATAATTTATTGGTGTATGATTTTCTTTAAGTATATTTTTGTCAAATATATCTAATTCATCTTTAGGAATGTCAATGTAAAAACTATATATTATTCTTTTCATATTTTCCTATAATTGTAAATCGTATACCTTCTCTATTTGTTTCAATTAATTCTTTTTTTAGTAAAATTTTTATATCTTTTGGAAGTTGGTTTTCAAATTCATCTAAAGAGTTTACACAATTAATATGATCTTTAATATTTTTGTTACTATGTGATTGAAATGCTATATAAGTATTCTGTTTAATTTTGTTCCAAAATGGCCATTCTTTCATAGGTTTCATATGTTCACAAGAAGTATTAATTAAAAGATCAGTTTTTTCTATACGATCTTTTATTGTTTCAAAAATATCTAAGTGGAAAAAATCTACGTTATTATGATTTCTAAAAATATTTTTACCAATTTGTATTGCAGATTTGTCCATATCATATCCTGTTATATTTTTTACTTTATTAGCTAATACTCCTGCTATAATAGAGTTGAACCAACAGCCTAGGACACTTACATTACAGTTTTTATTTACTATATCTAATAGATTAATATATTCTAGTAGTTTTAGTTTACTTTCAAACTGCGTATAGTTTAAGGAATCAAGTAAATGTTTTGAATTATTAAATTCATTATTATATGCTTGTTTTATTATTTTTTTAAAAAAATCTAAATCTATTGTATTATTTTCTAAATCAATCATTAAAGTATTTTTCCAATCCTATATATCCATTATCATCTAGTTTGTAAGTACCGTCTTTATATTTTTTTCTTTTCCATCCATTAAAAATACAAATATTATAATCTTCGTTATAAAAGTATTTTACCTTACTGATAGAATCATAAGGATTATAATAGTTATTTTCATCTATTCCATATAAACGTGAATATACTTCTCCTCTAGGTAACCAATTAAGTTTATCAAAATGATGAATATACAAATACGGATCCGTTCCATTGTACATTAAAGCATAATGATCTAAATTATCTTTAAATTTTTTCCAAGCCCAGGTACAATCGCCTTTCCATATCATAACCGAAGCATTCAAATCCATATCATAGTTTGGTGCTTGTGGAGTTTTTAAATGAAAATGCGGTTTCCAATAAGCTTTGACAAAACATATTTTATTGTCAACACAGTATTTTGGTAAGTGAGTTATATCATTTTGTATAATAATATCCAAATCAAAATATATTGTTGTTTCTTTTGTAGGCTTTTCAAAAAATGAATGAAGTTTAACCCAATATGGATAGTCCTCGGTCTTGTAATCTTCCCATTCTTTTGGTAACGGTACTATTTTAATATCTTCGTAAATTTTTTCAGAATTTTCTGTGTGACAATAGAAATCAAATTTTTCTTTAAAGTTTTTTTTTACCATTCTGTACAAACGATTTACGTGTTCAAAAGAAAATTTATCACCATACTTTATACATACTATTTTCATTTTCTTATCATCCTATCGTTTATAACTAACAAATCTAAAGCTGTTCTGTTAAATGTATTTATTGCCTGTTTAGGATTCTCTACTATAGGTTCCTGACAATTAAAACTAGTATTTAATAACATAGGTATACCTGTTATTTTATAAAACTCATTTATGATATTATAAAATTTTTCATTAAATTTTTTATTAACTGTTTGTATTCTAGCAGTACCATCAACGTGTGTAATTCCAGGCACTTTATCAGTTTTAACTTTACATATTCTACTCATATACGGACTAGGTAATCTTGTATCAAAATATTCTTTGTAATGTTCTTCTAATACTGTAGGTGCAAATGGTCTAAAGTCTTCTCTCATTTTAATTGTACTATTAATAATATCTTTAATATTTGGATTGCGTGGATCCGCAAGTATTGATCTATTTCCTAATGCACGATTACCACTTTCTGATTTTCCTTGAAACCAACCTACTATTTTACCGTCAGCAATGGCCTGTGCAACTTCTTTATAATTCACTTCTTTACCTTCATTGTATTCATAATCTTTACCTGCAAATGTTTCTGATTTATGTATATTGTTGTTTAGTACGTAATCAGCGTGTTGATATATGCCTATTGCCTGACCTTCATCACCTACAGCAGGTGGTACAAATACATTTTCATAATGCTTTGTAAATTCTTCGTTCATATATCCATTATAAGCAACACCACCTGCAATACAAAGATTATTACAACTCTTTAACGGATACACATGTTCTTTTATCTTATCTATTGTAAATTTTTGTAGTGTAAATGCTAAATCTTCTTTACCAAATTTTTCTAAATTAATTAGTTTACTTTTTTTTTCATTTTGTAATAGTAAATCAAAAATATTATAGTAATAATCATTATAACTACCATATCCAACAAGTCCCATTAGTTTACTTGCGCCAAGTGATCCAAAACCTGTTAATTTCGACATATCGTTCCACAATCTTCCTAAAGGTAAATGTTTTGACATATCTATTATGTTCTCATACTTGTCTATAAAAATACTTTTAAAGTTATATCCCATACCATCTATTGCAAAAATATCAGATTCTTTAAAATTTGAGTTTAGATAGGCATATGTAGAGTGTGCTTGATGGTGATCTATGTAGTAAATATTATTTTTATTATAGTGGTCCCATAACTTTTTAGGTTTAAAATTTAATAGTTCTTTATCAAAAGGACTGTTGATACTTTTTAATCCACCTTGTGTAAAAGAAAAGGCCAGTATATAATCTTTATTTTTTTTAAAATATTCATTATAAAAATCTATACTTAATCTGTAATCATCAATGTTCATTTTTTGCTCATCACTATGGTGTGGATATGCGTCTAAATGTAACGGCACATTGTGTTTGAATCTGGTATATCTTTCTCTTTGATTATGAAATATACCATCATACGTATTGTGATCATGTAAGTTTAATGCGACACTATAAATTTTCATAAATTAAATCAGCTATTATTTTTTGTCCTTCAGCATTTGGATGTCTGTCTTGTTCAGATATAAAATGAGTATTTTGATCTAGTTTATTATGAATAGAATAACCTCCTATACCTTTTTCAATCGGCCAACCAATAAATCTTTTTTCATCAATTTTTTTAGAAATTGAATTGGTTAATAATGTTTTTAAATCTAAACCACTTATCATTTGTACTTGTTTATATGGTAAATCATATCTTTCACAAAAAATTTGAAACATGTAAAAATATCTTAGACTTCTACAAGTATAATACTTTGAGTCTCCTCTATCATCATTTCTTAAATTTGTCCATATATTGTTAGTTTGATAGTCACGTCTTGGTGCTCTAGACCAGGCTGGTATAACTAGTCCTATATTTTTCATATTGTTTGACAAATATTCAATTAACGTAGAAAAAATATATTCTTGTCCTGAGCCACTATAACTCAAATTAACACAATCCATATTGAGTTTATTTGCTAATATTTCGGGCCATTTAGGCCAAGAACAATCCATATTAGGATGAAAAATGGAATTAAATTTTTTATAACTCCAACTGCAACCACTAACTAGTAATATTTTTTTCATTTATGTAAAATTCTTTTATTTTGTTTATTATGTAGTCTTGTTGATTAATTGTTAGACTATGATAGCATGGTAAACTTAAAATATTATTACAAACATATTCTGTCTTAGGTAATTTTATGCTCGAGTTAAAAAGATGTGTAGGTTCTCTATAATTAATATTTGTAGATATACCATTATTCAAAAGATATTTTTTTAACTTATTTCTAGTATTAATAGGAGTTTCGATTACATAGGCATAATAAGTGTGTTTACTCCAACTTGTTTCTTCAGGTGTTTTAACAATATGTTTTAAGTATTTTGTATATCTTCTACATATTTTAATTTTTTTTTCAATCCACTGATCTAGTTTTTTTAATTTGTTTTCAATAATAACAGCTTGTATATTGTCAATACGACCTTGATAACCTATTTCTTTATACATTGAATTATGTCTTCCATGATCTCTAAACATCTTTACTTTATTAATTAATTTTTTTCTGCCTGTAACAGCACCAGCATCTCCCATTGCACCTAAGTTTTTTATTGGATTAAAACTAAAACAAGTTAGATCAACAAGGTTTCCTACTTTTTTTCCTTTATAACTAGATCCAAAACTTTGAGCTGCATCTTCTATTAAATATAAATTATGTTTTTTTGCAAATCTCTTTAGTTTATCTATATCTGGTGTTTGACCATATAAATCTACAAATAAAATTGCTTTAGTATTTTTATAATACTTTAGTTTTTTAATATCTAAATGAAAATATTTGTCTATATCTACAAAAATTGGTTTTGCACCGACACTTAAAATAGATTCAGTAGTGGATATAAATGTATGTCCTACAGTAATAACTTTATCATTTTTACCAATGTTTAATGCCCTTAAAGCACAGATTAATGCCATAGTGCCTGAAGATACAGAAGCACAAGATTTTGATTTTGTGTAATTGCAAATTGATTGTTCAAATTTCTCTACAGTTTTGCCTGTTAAAAAATCTGAATTAGTAATAATTTCTGTTATAGAATTATCAATATCTTTTTTTAATTCTTTATATTGTGAATATAAATCTGTAAAAGGAATATTAATATTTTGTGATCGACTCATAATATTTTTTTAATCCAATATCAAAAGTTATTTTTGGAATATAGTTTAACATATCTTTTGCTTTTGATATGTCTAATGTTCCTCTTGTTGGATATAAATTGTGACTACCTACATCTTCAACTTTAGATTTACTTCCAGTTATATCTTTTACTTTTTCTGATAATGTTCTTAAAGAAAATGCTTGTCCAGCGGTTAAGTTAAAACTTTCATTTTTTACGTCCGAAAATGCAGCTTTTATAAGGCCATCAACAACATCATCTCTAAAAGTAAAATCTGCTTTATTTTTTCCATTATGTAATGTAATAGTCTGATTATTAATTGCTTTCTTAAAAAACTTAGGAACAACTCTATCAGGTAAATCATTTAATCCATAAACAGCACTTGGTCTTATAATGATGTAAGACATATTATTTTTTTTAGCAAAAAGTTTAGTTAGTCTTTCACCTGTTAGTTTTGCTTCACCATAAATGTTTGTAGGTTTTGTATTTGCATCTTCTTTTATACCATCGGTAAAATTACCATACACCATACTACTACTTGTATAAATTATTTTTTTCACATTAAATAAACCACAATTATAAAGTATGTTTGTTGTACCACTTATAAGTTTAGGTACACCTAAAATAGGATTATTATCAACTATAGATGCTCTAGGATATGCTGCCAGATGTATAACAATATCAGGACTATGTTCAAAGGCCTCTAAACAAGATTTATGGTCTAAAATATCTCCATTAATAACTTGTATATTTTTGTTGATCCAATTTTTTGTTCTTTGTTTATATAATAAGTTTTCTTCTTCTTTATTCAGTAGGCCGTAAGTGTCTTTATTATCTAAAACTATTACTGAATTGTTTACACTTAACACTTCAACTAGTTTAGATCCAATAAATCCCAAACCACCTGTAATTAATATTTTCATAATTTTAATTCCTCTATTAATATACTTATATTATTTGAATACATTTGTTTTGTAGGTACAGGTCTCTTAAAGTAAACAGAACCACCATCTTTTATATTTTTATCTCTTAAATAAATTATTTTTTTTCTTAACCATTTACACTCTTGTATTATTCTAGGAGCGGGATCAAAATAAGGTTTTGTGTAAACGTATGTATTAAATATTCCTAGAAGATTTTTGACGGGAACAAATATATTATTATAATCTTTATTAATGTAGCTTTCATCATAAGTTATTATACCGTGAGATTTGTAATTACTTATGACCTTTTCTATTTCTTTATAATAGATTTTATTAGTGCCTAAAAATAAATAATCAAATTGTATGTCTTGTTTTATAGGTTTATATATATCAAAGTTAATCATTTTCTCAAAATGTTTGCCTACACCATTTGGATATACATCATAATCACATAGATCAAAAACTTTTTTAGGAGTAAAGTATTTTAATGCTATTAGATATTCTTTAGGATGATTTTCAGAATAAACTGAAACGAGATTATTTTTAAAAAGTAATCTTAACGATAATAATTGATCTGTACTATAATGATCTCTATTTAAATATGCTAAAGTTAACATACTTCTACCCATTATTAATGTTATGTCATTTGATGTGGGTGTGTATTCATCAAATATTACATTTTCGTATGTTATATACGACTCTTTAATAGAGTTAGTGTAATCTTCTTTATTAAAATTCTTGTGAGTAATAATAACTAATTGGCATTTAAGACCGATTGAATTTAAGTAACTACAATGTTCATAGCTGTAATGTAAAAGGCCATCACCAGGTTTACTTGTACAAACAATATTAATTAACATACTATATTATAACAGATTTTTATATAAAAGTCAATCTTTTATCCAACTTATTACATCATCAATGTGAGGTTTTTTTTCTTTATTATAGTTTACTAATCCAGTTCTATATCCTAATTGCATACTAAAAAGTACAGGATCTTTTATAAATGATAATTTTTTCCATAAATCTTTGTGTTTTTCATAATCTGGAAAGCATAATGTATATGAAACATTTATATTTTTTTCTAAACACAAGCCTGTTAATATCTTACTAAACATTCCTATTTCTACACAAGTTGCTGCTTTTGCACTATTGTATAATTTAAGATCACAAACGGTATATGTATGTCCTCTTTTCATTCTATCATATATAACAGGATCAGGATTATTTACCCACCTTGTTGTAAATATTAAACAATATGGGGCTTGGAGTATATTAATATTATTGAAACCTCCTGATTGGTGACATATTACATCATATAAGTCTTTTTTAATATTTTTATGATTTGGACCTAAAACGTGTACTTTGTATGGATATAGATTTTGCTTTGAAGCTGTAATTTTAAAAGTTTCTGTTAATATTTTTTTAACAGTATCCATATCAGGATAATTTTCTTGGTCATATTTTGTGGTTTGTTTTCTTTTTTTGTATATTTCTGCCAATGTCATACAGTTATTTATAAACTAAATATACATATGAAATTTTATATAACTGGCACTCGTAGAGGCCTTGGAAAAATGTTACGTGAAAAATACAATACAGTTGATAGTTTACAAGATTGTGATGTTTTTATAAACTGTAAACACAATGGATTTGAACAAGTTAAATTATTATATCAGGCTGCAGAATTAAATAAAAGAATTATCAATATTGGATCTAATTCTCCTGATGAAACAAAAAAAGTCAAACATATTTACGCTGTTGAGAAATCAGCACTAGATAAAGCAAATCATCAGTTATTCTATCAAGGAATTAATACAACAATAGTTAGATTTGGATATTTTGATTCTCCTAGAGTAGCACATATAGATAAAAAGAAAATGTCAATTGAGTATTGTATATCTGTAATAGATTGGGTACTTAATCAACCACATAGAGTAAAAGAAGTTACAGTATGTCCATAGATTTTTCAAAACTGCAATTTTTACCAATAGACATTCCCAACCCTCCAAATGTTTTAAGTGTGTTAGACAGCATATCTTATGATCAAATGATTGTTGATGAATATAGAACTTGTCATCACATTCCTATAATGACACGTGATGGAAAATGGAGTGATATAGCATTATTGATGCCTGAATTGATAGAATGGTGTGAAAAGTATTTGTTTACGTGGGCTAAAAAAAGTAGAATAATGATAATTACAACACAAGCAAATAATCATAATGCTCCACATATAGATTGTTCTCCTGAAAAATTTAAAACATGGCAACATAAATTTAGATTTGTTTTTAGGGGTAATGTTGATTCTCTCTATTTTATATCTAAAACGGGAAAAAAATATGTGCCAAAAATAAATAAACCTTACATTATAAGTGGTAAATGGCCACATGGAATGTTCAATACGTTTGATAAGACAAAATATACTTTTGCTTTAGGCGCTCCATGGGAACCTGAAGCTGATGATTTGGAATATATGAAAGTTCTTAATAGGTCTTATAAAAAATATAAAAAATACTATTTGTCTTTTGAAGATGAAATTTTACCCGATAATTATGAAAGTTTATATGAAAGAAAATATTTAAAATGAACATAGATATAGAAAAAATAAAAAGTGAATTAAAATTACTGCCTAAGTTTGACGAACAAATTTGTCTTCAAGGTACTAAAGATAATTTAGATCCATTTTGGGGTGTAGGTAAATGGAATGAGAAATATGAAATGGGATATAAAGAAACAGATTTTAACACATTTATTTTTGATCTACCTTATGTTAACAGTATTTTATCAGATTTAAAAATGTATCGTACAAGAGTAATGAATTTAAAATCAAAAACATGTTATACTTATCATAAAGACTTATCAAAAAGAATACACATACCTGTTGAAACAAATAAAGATTGTTTTATGATTATAAATAATGAAGTAAAACATTATCCAGCTGATGGAAACTATTATGTTGTAGATACTACACAATATCATACAGCTTTAAATGCATCTAATCAGGATAGAGTGCACCTAGTAGGAGTTATATAAATAATACTATGACAAAAAAAATAAAACTTATACAACAAAGACCATCGGTAGATGTAGTTTTTTACGAACCAACCGAATCATTTGGAACATTAAAAACTGAGTTTATAAATGCAGGTAAAATGAAAGAAACTATTACAACCATTTCTGAAGATGGTTTAACTAGATCAACCCTTGCAGAATGGACAACCTTAGATGATTATATCAATTTCGTAAATGATGATCGAGCAATTGAAAACAATAATTTAAGAAACTCACATAATGAAACAAATTTAATTTCTTTTAGTTTAGAAGATATTGAGTGATTATAAAAAATATTGATTATATAGAAGTTGATAGTTGGCTTAAACAACAAAATCTTGTAGATACTTGGCATGCAGATTTTTTTGAATGGAAAAAACATTTATTACTTGCTTCAAAAAAATGGCCTTGGATTAAAAAATTCTATAAAGGAAAAGATAACTGGTTAGGCATTTTTGATAATGACTTAAAAGCTATATATTGGTATACTATAGTTGATAATGAAATGTATGATGGATTTTTAATTTCAGATAAAAAAACTCCAGGTGCAGGTATAAAATTAGCAAGAGCATTAACAGACGTGACTACAAACCAGTGGACAAAAAACTGGTCTATGTGTAGTGATAAATATTTAAAATTTAACCAAAGATTAGGTTATGTTGAGCAAGATAAAGTAAAATTAAATAATGGGTATGAGGTTTGGTTATTATGTCGTCAGAAATTTTAAGTTTTAAAAAGATTAATTCATCAGCAGAACAAATATCTCACGCAGAAAATTATACACTTTACACCACAGATGGTAAAAAGTATATAGACACAATGTCAGGATTGTGGAATGTACCATTAGGATATTCAAATGAAAGTATAAAATCTGCTCTTATAACGCAAACAAAAAAACTACCTTATACAAGTAATTTTTCAGGATATCATAGTCAAGTTACTGAAACATATGCTCAACAGATATGTGAAATAACAAATATGAAAAAAGTTTATTTCACAAACAGTGGTAGTGCAGCTGTAGAAACTGCTATAAAACTTGCACAAAAACCAGTTGCTGTGTGTGGTAAAAATAGTTATCATGGATCAACAATATTAAGTGCTAACGCAAGTGATCAACAAATTAATAAATTTTGGAATATTTCAAATCCTTTAAGTGTGTATAAATTCAAAAATAGTGAGGAATTATTTGAAGTAACAAATGGTCTATTTGATATGTCATTTGTTATAATAGAACCTATTGTTGGTGCAGGTGGTGTTTATAGTTGGGAAAATGAAGTGTGGACAGTATTGAAAGAGTATCAACAAAAAGGTGGTGTAGTAATACTTGATGAAACGGTTACGGGATTTGGTAAATTAGGTACAATGTTTGCTTTTGAAAAGTTTAATTTTCAACCAGATATTTTAGTTTTAGGAAAAGCAATAACAAATGGATATTTTCCTATGGGTGCTTGTTTAATAAATGAACGAATAGAAAAGTCAATTAAAATGTTTAATCATGGATTTACATATTCTGGTCACCCAATAGGTAGTGCTGTTGCTTTAGAAACTCTAAATCAAATTAAAAAAACAAATTTAGATCATATTCAAATAAAATCTGCCACACGACAATATGGATGTATGGGAGCTATTGATTTTGAAACATCTAAACAGTCACTAACATTCATTAAAAAAATGAGAAAAGAAGGTTACATACTTGAAGATGGTTCAGAAAATATAACAACGGCCGTATTTTGTTTACCATTTATATTTAAAGAACACAAGCAATTTGAAGAAAGTATTGAAAGATGTATTTAACACCATCATATACAATTCAGTTTCCAGAAATTAAATCTACTATAGTAAATTTTTATAACAATATTTACGACCATGAAAAACTAATAAAAAATAGATTTGAGATACAAGATAAATTTATAGAAGATTTTGTACCATGGTTAAACAAAGGACATATAAAATTTAAAGGTTTAAAAGATTTTAAGTATGTTTATATTACAAATGGCATATCTGAATCTATAACGTTATCTATGTTAGAACATAGTTTAAGACCTGTTGTAAATGTTAACGAATATCCTGGATATATGTGTCAGGCAAAAGAGTTTTTTAAATCAAATATTAGTTTAAAAAATAAAACAAACTTTTTAAGTTTACCTTTTTACAATACAGCAGATGAGCATGAAAATACAAAAAACATCTTAACAAAAAATTCATTTATAGATTTGGCTTGGGCAGGTGGATCTGGAGTAAAACAAATATATGATTTAAGTAAAGTTGGGTATGTTGCTTTTAGTTTTAGTAAAATGTACGGAATACAATATCATAGAGTTGGAATTTTATTTTCTAAAAAGAGAATAGGTACTTTTGAAATGTATAAAAAAGAGGCATATGTAAATCTTGCTGGTATAAGTTTAGCAGAACAATTGATGCATTTTGAACCTAATTATTTTTACGATAAATATAGAAACATAGCAGATAATATCTGTGAAAAACTAAATTTAAAAAAAACTAAAAGTTTGTGGTTTGGAATGAAAGACAATAAAAAAGTACCTTTACTAAACGAATGGTTAAATGAGAAAATTAAATAAAGATTTTTACAACATAGCAACTAAAAATGATTGGGTAGACTTATCTAGTTTTTGGTCTTGGCCTACTGAAGCTATATTAAATGACATAAAGTCGATACCAGATAGACTTTGGTCTAAACCATTTGATGGTGGAAATAAAAAAAAAGGTAAAAAATATAATAGACAACAATCTAATATTGATTTACCTGGAACAGAAAAAAATTCTAAAAAAATACCAGCTAGTGGTTGGAAAAGTATTATGTTTTTAAATGATACAGGTTATAGTGACAATCAAATATTAACGTTTGATGCCTTATACAAAAATCAATGGGAATATAAAAAAAGATTAAAATATGTAAATAGTGTAAGAACGTGGACAGAAATGACACAGTTTAGTTCTAAATTAAAAACATTCTTTGAAGATCACATATTTCCTTATATAGGTGTTGCTTATATTTTTGTCACAAAATTAGAACCTGGTGGAATTATTACACAACATAATGATGTGCCAGACGAAGCTGTTGATTTAAAAAAAGATGGTGGGTTGTTTGCGTATGATATGTGTAATGTTTTCAATTTATGTTTAAATAATATTCCATACTGTCATTCAGTTTTTAATAATAAAGTTATGCCCTCTTATGAAGGATGTTTGATGTGGACAAATACAGGCAAAGAACATTTTGTAGTAAACATGAATAGAGAGCCTCAGTATAAAATTATATTTCAAGGTTTTTTTAAAAAACCTTTTAGAGAAAAGGTAGTAAATGAATTTTCAAGTTGAAGTTAGTACAGATTTTAAATATTTAAAAAATATTTTATTATCAAAAGGTAAAGATAATTATCCATATACCATGGATGATTTTTTTGATGTTGATAAGGATATATTTAGTTGTACAACAAATTTAAAAAATAGTTTTATTTTGTTTTTTAAATTGGATAATAATATAATAGGAACATATGCAGCTAAAAAATTACCAGTTTTAGTGTTTTATGAATATATTACTGGTGTAGCTGATCATAGAGCTAATTTAAAATTAAACACTTGGGAAACAAATTCTTGGTATAGTTCATGTCAGTGGATTGATTTGAAATATAGAGGTTCTGAGTATGGAGTATATTTAGATAAATTTAAAAAAAATCTTGTCTTTGATTTGTTTAATGGTGATATTAATTATGCTATACATAAAGAAAGATTAACAAATTATCATTTAAAAAATTTAAGATATACAAATTCTGATTATCTTATGACTTATGATAACGGCATTGGTGGTGCAGGCACACAAGAGGATAAACAATATAATATTTGCTATATTAATAAACAACAGTGGAAAAATGTTAAAGAGTTATACTGATAAACCTGATAATTTTAAATATATAGAAGAATATAAACACTTTTTAAATTATATAGTAGAAAGAAAAACTGATTACTTATGGAAGAATTGGTTGGATTTTAAAATTGAAGATCAATCTGCTTTAACAGTAGGAATTGATAACGGTGAAGTTAAAGTAATTTCAAGTATTGTAAATAAACCAATTTGGAAAAAAGGTGTTTATCGTCTTTTAAACAGATATTATGTATTAGATAGTTATAGAGATGTTGGTGGAACTAAAACTCATAGAGGTGAAGGTTATAATATAGCTCATATATTACTCAATGATCAATTGGAATATTTAAATAGTAATCTAAAATATTTATTTTATTTTTTAAGTCGGCAAAAAAATAAAAGATTTTTGAACTATTGGGTAAATACATTCAACAAAAAATACGATAAAAATTTAACAGTTTCAGATAAAAGATATTGGGTGTGTAATGGAAGTGCCTTTAATTGTCATCAAATTTTAGTTTACAATAAAGATTATGATATTCCATTTACACATAAATAAAGTATAAATAGTACTATGGCAGCGATAGCAAACTTAATAGTAGAACAAGGTGCAACCTTTAGCTCATCAATAACAGTTAAAGACTCGGATGGTAACGCATTAGACTTAACTGGATATACTGCGTCTGCAAAGATGGCACTTGGCTACAGTTCAACAAGAACAAGAACCACTATTACAACTACAATCAATGAACCAACAACAGGTGTTGTTGGATTATCTTTAACTGCTGATCAAACAGCAGCTTTAGATGCACCAGCACGATATGTTTATGACGTTGATATAACTGCGTCAGATAGTACGGTCACTAGAGTTATTGAAGGAATAATGACTATAAGACCAAATGTTTAAATTATAATATATAAAGGGAAAAATTATGAGTTCTGAAACGAATACAACACAAACTTCTACACAAGAGCAAACTTTTAATATTGATGGCAAAGACTATAAAAGAAGTGAATTGTCACAAAAGTGTTTAAATAGTATTGCAATAAGACAAGATTTGCAAAATACTAGATTAAGACTTTCTGTTGAATTAGAAAAAACTGGTGTTTTACAAAAACACTATGACGGTATAATTGCTGAAGAAATAAAAAGTGGTGATACTAAGGAAAATGTTGTAAAATAGTTATTGTATATTGCCTAACTATTATAAATATTAGAAAATTATAATTTTTAAAGGCAATAATGGCAAATATCACTGCTAAAATTAATACAACTACCTCAGCAGGCCCTAAACGGGTATCTGTTACGGTACCATCAGCTTCAACTAGATTAAATAGTTTGGCTGATGTAAATGTATCAACATTAAATGATGGTGCATTATTACAATATGATAACAGTTCTAAAAAATGGACAAGTCGAAATGATATACTAACTGAAAGTGGAAACTTAATTCTTAACGGTGGCACATTTTAAAGGGAGAGATAAATGGCAACAATAATAAAAATTAAAAGAACCACAGGCGCTACGGCACCAAGTGGTCTTAATCAAGGAGAGCTAGCTTACGTTTACGATACTTCGGCAACTAATGCTGGTGCGGGCGGTAATGGATATAGATTATTCATTGGTGACCCAACTTCAACTTCAAACGCTGCAATAGAAATTGGTGGTAGATACTATACACAATTGTTAGATCACACACCAGGTACTCTTACAGCAAGTTCTTCAATCATAACAGATTCAAATAATGCAATTGATGATCTTTACGTTGGTAACAACGCAACTACAGGTGGTTCAATTAAGTTAAATCAAGCAACTAACAATGGTGCTGGATACATAGCACTTAAATCGCCAAACAGTTTATCATCAAATGTAACTTATACTTTACCAAGCACATATTCAAGTGGTCAGTTTTTGACTATTGATGGTTCTGGTAACATGTCATTTGCTGCTGTTCCGTCAGGTTCATTTACAATTTCTGATGGTTCAACTACCGATACATTTACTACAGGTCAAACTTTAACGTTTACTGGTGGTACAGGTATTGACACAACCGTTTCTAACAATGAAGTTTCTTATGCTATTGATAGTACAGTTGCTACAGCATCATCAACACACACATTTACAAATAAAACTTTTGACGCAAACGGCACAGGTAACTCTTTATCTAACGTAGAGGTTGCTGATTTTGCTGGTTCAGCTATCGTTATAGAATCAGAAGGAATTGGTTCTAACGATAATGACACCACTCTCCCCACATCAGCGGCTGTAAAGGACTATGTTGATACAGAAATTAGTGGAGTAGCTGCTTGTGATTGGACACCAACTTCAAGTAATACAAACATTGTAATTAACGATTCTCAAAACACTACAATGACAGGTACTGAAAATGTTGTTGTTGGTAATAATGCTGGATGTTCTTTAACAACCGGTTCTTGGAATACTTTACTTGGAACTAATACAGGTAGATATATTACAACAGGTGGTGCTAATATTGGCGTAGGACAATTTGCTGGAAAAGTAACTACTGGATGTCGAAACATTACTATGGGTAATGCTTCCTTTACATGTGCTACTGCTGGATTAGACAACGTAACTGTTGGTACATACTCTGCTAGTTATTTAGGACAAAATGTAACGTCCAAAGGTAACGTAGTTATTGGTAATTCTGCAGGTAAATTTACATCTACATCAAATTATAACATTGCTATAGGACATAAATCTGCTTACAGCACGTATGTTAGTGGTACTGGCTTCTGTGGTAACATCACAATGGGTCGGGAATCAGGTAATTCTAAAAACAATAATAACATTACGATAGGTCAGTTTGCAGGATTTGCCAACGGTTCAGGTATGTCTGGTAACAATAACATTGGTATTGGTACACAGGTTTTCTGTTCTTCTGGAATGTCAATAAGTGCATATTCAAACACTGCTATTGGTGGTTATGCAATGACATCAATAAGTTCTGGACAAGCAAATACAGGTGTAGGTTCAAATGCGTTAAATGCTATTACATCTGGAAATGATAACACTTCAATAGGTGCTAACTCTGGTAATTACATATCAACTGGTTCATGTAACTTAAACCTTGGTAGATTTGCAAATGCTGGTTTTCTTGGCGGAACAACTACAGGTAACAATAATATAGTAATTGGTTACTCTGCAGCTCCTTCAAGTCAAGGTGCTTCTAACGAAATTACTTTAGGTAACACAACACATAATCTATTAAGAATACCTGGTATTAGTACTACATCAGGTAAATTATTAGTTCACAATGGTTCTGGTTTTGTTGAAGGTGATGTTGATGCTGATAATACAACTGTATCTAATATTGAAGTAGATAACTTTAAAGCGTCTGCTATTGTAACTGAAGGAGAAGGTATTAGTTCAAACGATAATGATACAACTATTCCTACTTCAGCTGCTGTTAAAGATTATGTTGACAATTCAGTTACAGCACAAGACTTAGACTTTCAAGGTGATTCAGGTGGTGCATTATCTATTGATTTAGACAGTGAAACACTTACAATCGCTGGAGGAACTGGTATTGATACATCTGGTTCTGGTAACACATTAACTGTAGGAATTGATAATACAGTTGTTGCAACATTATCAGATACACAAACTTTAACAAATAAAGTATTAACAAGTCCAGACATTAATGGTGGTTCATTTGATGGTGGAACAATTGGTACTGGCTCTGCTGTTACAGAAGCTCAAATTGATAATTTAAATATCAATGGTAACACAATTTCTTCTACAAACACAAATGGTGACATCACTATTAATCCTGACGGTACTGGTACAGTAGATGTATCAAGTGCAAGAATAACAAATCTTGCTGAACCGACAGCAGACTCAGATGCTGCTACTAAATCATATGTTGATGCTGTTGCAGAAGGATTACATGTCCATGAACAAGTACATGCTTACATTGATACTCCTCTTGCTACAATCACAGGAAATACTGTAACTTATAGTAACGGTAGTTCTGGAGTTGGTGCAACATTAACATTATCAACTGCTTTAGATATTGCAGGTGGTGATTTAGATGGTGATACAGATATTACTACAGGTGATAGAATTATCATTGCTGGTGAATCAACGGCTGCTCACAATGGTATCTATGTACTGACTTCAACAACAGTATTAACTAGAGCAACAGACTTTGATACACCTACAGAAATGGCTGGTGGTGACTTTGTATGGGTAACACATGGTTCTACATATGCTGACACTGGTTGGGTATTAGGTGAGGCTGTTGGAACAGTTGGTACAAATGATGTAACTTTTGTACAGTTCTCTGGTCTTGGCCAAATCACTGCTGGTGATGGTATGACTAAATCTGGTAATACTCTAAATGTTGTAGGAACAACAAATAGAATTACTGCAAATGCTAACAGTATTGATATTGCTGCTACATATGTTGGTCAAACATCAATTACAACATTAGGTACTATCGCAACTGGTACTTGGAATGGTGATGCAATTGGTGAAGTATATGGAGGTACTGGTCAAACATCATACACTACTGGTGATATTTTATATTCAGATGGTGCAAACTCACTTGCTAAATTAGCATTAGGTGTTGATGGTAAAATCCTTCAGTCAAATGGTACAAATGTTGAGTACGGAGATTTAGACGGCGGAACTTATTAATAGTCGTCATAAAAAATAGTTATGGCGACCGTTATAAAGTTAAAACGAGGTACTACCACTCCAACTACGAGTAATATCGTAAGTGGAGAGGTAGCTGTTGATACATCAGCACAAAAGCTGTATATCAATGATGCTGGTACTATCAAAGAGATTGGTGGTGCTTCGTCAGGCTGCGACTGGTCGCCATCTTCTACAAACATTGTCATTTCAGATCAAGCAATAACGAATCTTACAGGTTCATGTACAATTGCTATTGGTTATTATACTTTAAATTCTGCCACTACAGGTTCTAATATTGGTATTGGTGCTCGTGCATTAGAAAATGTAACAACTGGTACTTCTAATATTGCTATTGGTAATGAGGCATTAAAAACAGCAACTGGTTCTTGTAATTTAGCAATTGGTCACAATGCAGGTTGTAATATTACAACGGGAACAAATAATATTCTTTTAGGATATAATGCTCAACCAAGTAACGGTTCAGCAACAAATGAAATTACACTAGGTGATAATAATATAAACTTATTTAGAATACCTGGTCTTGGTTCAACAGATAAACAAGTATTGGCTTACAATTCTATAACAGGTGGTTTTGAATTATCAACTGTGGATGCAAGTGTAGTTGCTGATGGATCAGTTTCAAATACAGAATTTCAATATTTAGATGGAGTGACATCTAATATTCAAACACAATTAGATGATAAAGCATCGAAAGGATTTGCTATTGCAATGGCAATAGCACTATAAATAGTATTATGGCACAAAATTTTAGAAGATATGTTGCAAGAAATGTTGGAACAACAGCTTCAACACTTTTTACAGCTGATAGTTATGATACTATTATTGGCATATCTTTGTCAAATACAACAGGTTCACAAGTTTTTGTAGATGTTTATGTTGTTGATGTAGATACTTCTACTGATGTGTATTTAATTAAAAATGCACCTATTAATACAGGTTCAACTTTACAATTAATAGACGGTGGGGCAAAGTATGTAGTTAAAAGTGGAGACGTACTTAAAGTTAAATCTGATACTTCAAATTCAGTTGACGTATTAGTAAGTACAGTGGATGATATTTCAACGTAGGAATAAAAAATGGCTTATATAGGAAACACATTAGGAACAATATACACACAATCAAATAGATTACACTATTTGTCTGACACTGATAAATTGTCTGGTTTATTAGATAGTTTCGATTTAGGCGGTGGGGAATCAGCACCTTCATCTTCTCCAACAGACGCATTTGGTAATGTATTAAGTATAGACACCTTTGATAATAATAATTTAGGTCATATATTGACAATGGATTTAGGTAGTTTATAGAAAAATTAAAGAGCATTGAATAACTTTCTATTATAAATAATACTAAGTTATTCGTTAAATTAGAGAGGTAGAGAATGCCAACAATATTACAATTAAGAAGAGGAAGTACCGCTGAAAATGACGCCTATACAGGTTCGGTCGGTGAACTTACAGTAGATACAACTCTTAACACAGTAAGAGTACATGATGGAAGCACAGCAGGTGGAACTGTAGTAGGTAAAACAACAGGAAATATTCAAGTCGCAGTAACAGGAGATAATGAAATTGATACGTCTTCTGGTAATCTTACAATCGACTCAGCAGGTGGAACAGTAACAGTTGACGATAATTTAACTGTATCAGGAAACTTAACAGTTAATGGAACAACAACAACTGTCAATTCTACCAATACAACTTTAGACGACAATTTATTAGAATTAAATTCAGGTGCATCAACAAATGCAAACGATTCTGGTATTATCATAGAAAGAGGATCTACTGGTGATAATGCTATTATTGCTTGGGACGAATCGGCTGACAAATTTGTTGTAGGTACAACTACAGCAACAGCTTCTGACACAGGTAACTTATCCATCTCTACTGGAACATTAGTTGCAAATATAGAAGCACCAACATCTCTTACTGTAAGTGGTATTAATGTTGCAACATTAACAGGTTCACAAGAATTAACAAACAAAACTATTAACGCATCATCAAACACTATTTCAAATATTGCAAACTCTAGTTTAACAAATTGTTCAATTACAATTAATGGTTCTGCTGTTGCATTAGGTGGAAGCACAACGATTTCTAGTGGTGCTGTTAATATATGTAACTGTAGTAACATTGTATCCGATACACTAGGTGGTAATGGTGGAACAGGTACAAACAACTTATTTCTAGGACAAAACTCTGGTTGTGTTAATAGTACAGGTGTAAATAACATAGCTTTAGGAGAAAATGCTGGTAGATATAACTCAGTAGGTCTAAACAATATATCTATAGGTAAAAATGCTGGTTGTAAAACTACAGGTAGCGGAGTTGTTTCTCTTGGTGCATATGCTGGATGGTGTGGAACTAATGCAGCTTGTAGTGTAAATATTGGTTATTTTGCTGGAAGATCCGTTAGTGGTGCATGTAACGTTGCAATTGGTTTTGCAGCAATGCTGAATAATGCTTCTCAGGCAAATGTCGGAATAGGAGCTAGAGCAGGACAAAGTTTAGAAGATGGTGCTGCATGTAACGTTATGCTTGGGGCACAAGCTGGTTGTGAAGCTCTTAATGGAACTAATAACATTGCCATTGGATTTAACGCTCAATTATCTACTACTACTGCTTCCAACGAAATCACAATTGGTAACACAACACATAATCTATTAAGAATTCCAGGTTTAGGTTCAACAGACGGTCAAGTTTTAACATATAGTTCATCTTGTGGTGGTATCGTATTAGCGGCTGCTGCTGCTGGTGGATGTGACTGGTCAGTAAACAGTAGTTATACTAATATTACAGTACAAGATAGTCCAAATACATGCATTGGTGGTTATAACAATACTCTTGTTGGTCACCTTGCTGGTTCGTGTACAAGAACAGCTAGTCATAACACATTTATTGGTGGATTTGCTGGATTACTTAATACAACTGGTTCCAAAAACACTGCTGTAGGAAGAGCAGCTGGTAATAGTCTAACAATAGGTTCTTGCAATGTACTTTTAGGATCTTATGCAGGTGCCGCTTGTGCATTACCCACAGTATCTACAGGTAGTAATAATATATTAATTGGTCATTATACTGCACCTTCAACTTCTACGGCAAGTAATGAAATTACTTTAGGTAACGTAACCCATAACCTATTAAGAATACCTGGTCTTGGTTCAACAGACGGTCAAGTTTTAACATATAGTTCATCTTGTGGTGGTATCGTATTAGCGGCTGCTGCTGGATGTGACTGGTCAGTAAACTCTAGTAATACTAACATTACAGTACAAGATAATCCAAATACAAATATAGCGGGTACTAATAATATTTTAGTTGGTTCTTACGCAGGAAAAAGTGGTACAATTACAGGTAACGGCAACGTGCTTATTGGTAATAGTGCTGGATATTGTGCTTCAACTGGTTGCTTTAACGTAAGTATGGGTGATAATGCTGGGGATGGAATATCTACTGGTAGTTGTAACATAAGTATTGGAGGATTTGCAAACTATTCTTGTGCTGGCGGTACTCTTGGAGGAGGTACTAACAATATAGTAATTGGTCATTGCGCCTTACCTACAAATGCTACTGCTTCAAATGAAATTACTTTAGGTAACGTAACACACAATCTATTAAGAATTCCAGGTTTAGGTTCAACAGATGGTCAAGTTTTAACATATAGTTCTGCTTGTGGTGGTATCGTATTAGCGGCTGCTGGTGGTGGTGGATGTGACTATACTCCAACATCCAGTACTACAAACATTGTAATTTCTGAAACTCAAAATACTACAATGACAGGTACTGATAATACTGTTATTGGTGATGCTGCTGGACAATGCATTACTTCTGCTGCTCGAAACACTTTTGTTGGTGCAGATTCTGGTTGTTTAATAACCAATGGTTCAAATAACGTTGGAGTTGGATGGCTGAGTCTAAAAGATGTGGTTTATGGTGGTCAAAATACTGCTATTGGAACAGAAGCTATGAGTCAAGCAGGTGCAGGTGTTAGTAAAAATACTGCTGTTGGTACTGATTCAGGATTTTTTAATGGGGATTGTAACACTTCAATAGGAACATATGCTGCTACAGGGTCAGGTAGTATGGGTATATATGCTGGTATAACTGGGACAAACAATATAGTAATTGGATATGACGCTCAACCAAGTTCTGGAACTGTATCTAACGAAATTACTTTAGGTAACGCAACACATAATTTATTAAGAATTCCAGGTTTAGGTTCAACAGATGGCCAAGTTTTAACATATAGTTCATCTTGTGGTGGTATCGTATTAGCGGCTGCTTCAGGTGGTGGTGGATGTGACTATACTCCAACATCAAGTACTACAAACATTGTAATTTCTGAAACTCAAAATACTACAATGACAGGTCTTAACAACACTGTTATTGGAGATGCAGCAGGAAATAGTTTAACAACTGGTTGCGACAACGTTGCTTCAGGTTCTCAAAGTGGATATTCATTAACTACTGGAGCAATGAATACTTTACATGGTGCTTGTGCTGGTCGTTCACTTTCTTCTCATAAAGGTAATACAGTAATGGGATGGAAGGCATATTGTTTAGGAGCTGGCCAATACAATACAATTCTAGGATGGAGAGCAGCCTGTGGTGCTTCTGGAACTAATAATAGTAACGTAATTGTTGGTGATGAAACTTGGCAATCTTCAGCTGGATCAGGTAACGTAATTGTTGGTTCAGTTGCAGCTAAACTTGGTAGTGGAAATTGTAACGTAGTTATAGGCCGAGCTGCAGGTTATGGTGATACAGGATATTGTAATGTAGCTGTTGGTACAAGTGCAAATAACAATGGATGTTTTCATGTAAATATAGGAAAAAATGCTGGTTTTGGTGCTGATAGTGCAACTACTAATAACATTTCAATAGGTCATTATGCTGCACCTTCAAATAATACTGCTTCAAATCAAATTACTTTAGGTAACGCAACACATACTTTATTAAGAATTCCAGGTTTAGGATCAACAGACGGTCAAGTTTTAACATATAGTTCATCTTGTGGTGGTATCGTATTAGCGGCTGCTTCAGGTGGTAGTGCTGCTGTTAATATATGCAATTCTAATAACGTTGTAACCGATTCAATAGGTGGTGATGGAGGATCAGGTACGCATAACGTACTCATAGGTCTAAATACAGGCTCTCAATGTACTTTAACTGCAAGTGCTCAATCAAACATTGCTATTGGAAGAAGTGCTTTAAAAACAATACACACTGGTAATCAAAATATTGCTATTGGTGATTATAACATGAATTCCGTGACTTCTGGTAAATATAACATATCTTTAGGTGCTTTTGCAGGAGGATGTCTGACAGTTGGATGTTGTAATATTGGTATTGGTAATAGTTCACTAAGTTATGTTGGTAATAATGTCACTTCAATAGGTAATATTGGTATTGGTTCTCAGGCAGGTAAATGGACATCTACATCTCAATATAACATTGCTATAGGACATAAATCTGCTTACGGTGCATATGCATCTAATTTCGGTGTTACGGGTAATATTACAATGGGTTACAATTCAGGTAACTCTAAGAGTAGTAATAACATTACGATAGGTCAATGTGCAGGGTATGCCAACAATTCAGGTATGACTGGTAGCAATAACATTGGTATTGGTACAAGTGTTTTCAGTGCTTCTGGAATGACAATAAGTGCATATTCAAACACTGCTATTGGTGGTTATGCAATGAATACCATAAACACTGGTGGAAAAAACACCGCTGTGGGTGCTAATTCAATGAGTTGTATTACATCTGGTGACGGTAACGTAGCAGTTGGAAACTATTCTTTGCATGATAATCAGGGTGGTTCCGACAACGTTGCATTAGGTAGATTTGCAATGTCGTCTTTTACTACTCCAACAAATTTGCAAAAAAACGTTGCGATTGGATCTCAGGCAGCATGTACTTTTAATGATGCACAATGTCACGTTGTTTTAGGATACGGTGCTGGAAGAACCACAACAACAGCAACTAATAATATAATAATTGGTGCTTATGCTAGTGCGTCTACTGCTACAGCAAGTAATGAAATTACTTTAGGTAATACAACACATACAATTGTTAGAACTGCTGGAAGTATCGTACCGTTTACAACAAATACACAAGACTTAGGTGCTTCTGGTAACGTATGGGCAAACATATACACTGGAGACTTAAACTTATCTAACGAAGATGGTACAGGTAACTCTATTGATGGTACAAAAGGTAATTGGACTATCCAAGAAGGTGCTAACGATCTATTTTTGATTAATAACAAATCAGGTAAGAAATATAAGTTCAATATAGAAGAGGTCTAATCAATGGCCATCATATCCAACGGAACAACTATTATCAGTAGTGGTGCGTTGGCTAGTGGTATAGGTGGTAAGGTTTTGCAAGTTGTTACTGCAACAGATACTACATTTAGAGAAACAACCTCAACTTCATTTGTAACTGCGTCAAACACACTTTCAGTTAATATAACTCCAGCTTCTTCATCAAATAAAATTTTTGTTATTGTTACATCAATATCAGAAACAGCTTCTGGTAGAGGTTATTTTACTATTTATAGAGATTCAACAAATTTAGGAACTAGCACTGGTATAACAGAAAATAGATTAACTTGGAATCCTCTTTCAATGTCTACACTAGATTCTCCAAGCTCCACATCTCAACTTACTTATCAAGTTTATTTTAGAAATCTCAGTGGAACAGTTTATTTAAATAATGGTAATACAGGCAGAATAACAGCATTTGAAATAGAAGGATAATTATGACAAATATAATAAAAGCAATACTTAAAATAAATCCAAACGCAGAAGTAAGTGTAAGTGATAATGACATTAATCAAATCACTTGGGAAAATGGAACAACACCTATTTCTAAAGCTGACATACAAGCACAATTACCTATTGTAGAATTTGATATGGCTATGGAAGATTTAAGAACCAAAAGAAATAAACTAATTGCAGAAACAGATTACCTTGCCTTATCTGACCAGACATTATCTACAGAAATGTCAACATATAGACAGGCATTAAGAGATATAACAAATGGTTTAACTACTGTTGAAGAAGTTGAGGCAGTAGTATGGCCAACTAAACCAGAGTAAGGAAAAACAATGGCGATCATATCTAACGGAACAACTATTATCAGTAGTGGTGCGTTGGCTAGTGGTATAGGTGGTGTTAATACTCCATACTTTTCTGCACACAAAACAAGTAATCAGGATATAAATCATTCAACTACAGGAAAACTTACTTTTGAAGCTGTTTCAAGTGAAAGTACATCTGGTGTTTTTGATTTAACTAATAATAAATTTACTGCAACAGAAGCTGGAAAATATTTATTTCAATTTAAAGTAACATTTTATGATAGTGCTAATGAGTTATATAGAGCAGATGCTTATTTTTATGATAATGGAAATCAAAGAAGAAAAAATATTTTTTTTGATAATGCTGGTTCAATTAGAGAAGTTGTTTTAACTGAAACTTGGATACAAGATGTATCAGTAAATGATTATTTTGAAATGTATGCTTTTGTACAAACTAACGACAGTGGTTCTTGTGCTATTGCTGGTAATGCAGATAGTAGTGCAAAAGAAACAGTTTTTAGTGCAATGAAAATTGTAGAATAAGGAAAATAAATTATGCCATTATACGCAAACGGAATAGAACAGGTTAACACTCCAACTTTTTTAGTTCGTAAAAATGGAGATCAATCTATATCAGCAAGTACATGGACTAAAATAACTGGATGGTCAGAAATTTTTGATCCACAAAGTAAATTTTCATCAGATAAATTTACACCAGGAGTTGCTGGAAAATATTTTATTTATGGTTATGTTTATTTACTTGGAATAAGTGGAGAAAGATTTTTAGTTGGTCTTTACAAAAGTGGTACTAGATTTGTAGAATCTGGTTCTATGGCTTCAGCAGCTAATAATTATCCTCAATTAGTTTGTGGTTATGCTGATCTTAACGATACAGATTATATTGAATTATATTTTAATTCTGCTGGTGGAAGTAGTACAGCTTATTCAAGTGGAATTACTGTTCAATGGGGTGGATACAGAATAATCGAATAATATAAATAGTAATAAAAGGAAAAAATATGGCAAATTTAGCAACAAAAGTAAAACTTTATGCAGCTGCAAATGGTGTTTCTAGTGTAAATTTTTTAACTGACGTTTTGTTACAAGACGACTCAGACGGTAATGGACCATACATTAAAGAATGGAATATTTCAGGTGTTACAAAACCGACTAACGAACAATTGGCATCTTATGAAACTGCTGGAAATACTGCTGAGAGTAGTGCTCAAGTAGATGTAACAAGAAAAGTTGCTTATGGTGATATAGGTGCACAGTTAGACATGCTGTATTGGGATAATGTTAATGGTACAACTACTTGGAAAGATCACGTAGCACAAGTTAAAACTGATAATCCAAAGAGTTAATAAGGAGAAAATAAATGCCTAGATTTAAATTAGTAGATGGTGTTTCAGTTCAGTTAACTGCTGAAGAAGAAGCGGCCAGAGATGCTGAAGAAGCAGCATGGACTGCTGGTGCTTTTGATAGAGAAATTGCAAGTTTAAGATCAACAAGAAATACTTTATTAAAAGATAGTGATTGGACAATTTTACCAGATAGTCCTCTTACAGACGCAAAAAAGACTGAATGGGAAACTTATCGTACATCATTAAGAAATTTAACTAGTGGTCTTTCGACAGTAGAACAAGTAAACGCTGTTAGTTGGCCAACTAAACCAGAGTAAGGAAAAACAATGGCAATAATATCTAATGGTACGACCATGTTAAATAGTGGTGCATTTAATGTAGCATTAGGTGGTTTGGTTTTGTTATCAACTTCTACTGCTTCTAATTCATCATCTGTAGAAATAACAAGTGGAATAGATAGCACTTATCCTATTTATAAAATTGAATGGATTAATGTACATCCTGGAACTAATGATGTTGAGTACCATGTAAATTTTTCTTCTGATGGTGGTTCAAACTATAATGTAACAAAAACCTCTACTGTTTTTGATGCTGAACACAATGAAGATGATAGTTATGCAAATTTATCTTACAACAGTTCTATGGATTTGACACAAAGTACAGGAAATCAACAGATTGGAAGGTCAGCATATAGTAATTCTGATGCTAGTGATAATGGATATTTGTTTTTATTTAATCCATCATCTACAACTTTTGTAAAACATTATATAGCTGAAAATAGTCAAATGGCTACAGCACCAAGAGAAAGTCATTTTTTTATAGCTGGATATTGCAACACAACTTCGGCAGTTAATGCAGTTCGATTTAGATTTGCTTCTGGCAATATAGAAACAGGAACTTTTAAACTTTATGGAATAAAGGATTCATAATGGCAGTAGTATCAAATGGAACAACATTAATAAGTGGTGGTGCTTTAGATAGTGCAGTATCAACAGGAAGTTTAACATTACTTTCTACTCAAACTGCAAGTGCTAGTTCATCAATAGATTTTACTTCTGGGATAGATTCAACTTATGATTCTTATATTTTTAAATTTATTGATATTCACCCGTCAAATGATAATACTAATTTTCAAGTTAATTTTCGTAAATCTGGTGACACAACTTTTACTGCAACAAAAACATCTACTTTTTTTAGAGCATATCATTTTGAAAATGATGGTGGAGCAGGTATAGGTTATCAAACAGGATTTGATTTAGCACAAAGCACAGGATCTCAAAGTTTAATGCCAAATGTTGGAAACGATAACGACCATTGTTGTGTTGGAACATTACAACTTTTTAATCCATCTAGCACGACCTTTGCAAAACATTTTATTTTTAGAGGAAGTAGATCACATCAAGCTGATTTTGCTGTTGAGGATTGTGCAGGTGGATATTGTAATGAAACTCTTGCTATTACTGGGGTTCAATTTACTTTTCTTAATGGAAATATAGATAGTGGAATAATCAAAATGTATGGGGTAAAATAATGGGATTAATATCTAACGGCACAACAATATTCAACAATGGTTCAATGGCATCAGGCTTTGGTGGAAGTTTAGTATTTTTATCAAAACAAACTGCTAGTGCATCTTCCTCTATTAGCTTTACATCTGATATTGATAGCACATATAAGGAATACATTTTTTATTATGTTAATATTCATGGCTCACAAGATAATGCTTTTTTTGAAGTAGGTTTTAGAGATGGTGGTAGTTTGTATGACGCAATTAAAACAACAACCCATTTTAAAACACAACATTCAGAAAATGATGTTTATGCAGATATAGCTTATCAATCTGACGGAGATTTAGCACAATCAACAAGTTTTCAACAATTAGTTAGAAATTCTGGTAATGATAATGACCAATCTGTAAGTGGTTATTTACATTTATTTAATCCCTCATCTACAACTTTTGTTAAACATTTTATCGGTAGAGGTAATTCATATCAATTTGAAGATTTAAGTATGGATAGTTTTGTAGCTGGATATTGTAATACTACAACTGCAATAGATGGAGTACAATTCAAATTCTCAGGTGGTACAATAGATGCTGGAGAGATATTATTATTCGGAGTAAGTTAAAGTATAAATAACTATATATTATATTAAGTGAGGTAAATAATGTTAGATACATATTTTGTTGAAGGTGGTATTGGTAAACATATCATGTTCTCTTGTCTTATTGACAAGTTAGTAGAAAAGGCTGGTGAGCCTATACAAGTGTACACACCCTATGTTGATGTATTTGCTAATAACATGAAAGTGAAATTAGCATTTGACGCCAACACAATTCCAAATAACGATCATAGAATAAGACAATCCGATAATATCTATTTTTGCGAACCATACAAATCAAACTTTATGTTAGGTAAAGAGCATTTGGTAGAGTCATATTGTAAATTACATGGTGTAGAATTTAAAGATACGATGGCACCTACAATGTACACAACGCATTTAAAACCACAAGCTGAGAAGTGGTTAGCAGATAACAAAATTACAGGTAAATATGTTTTAGTACAGTTTACAGGAGGTCAACCACCAGTAGGATGGAATCAAAATAATATCTATAATTCACCAAATCCAGGTAGAAATTATCCACATTTTCTAGCACAACAGGTAGTTAATATACTAAAAGAAAATGATCCAAACTTAACTATTATTGATTGTACATTGCCAAATGAACCTGCTTATATGAATACAATTAAGTGTACAGAAAGATATCCTATTATACATGAGTTACTAAAAAATTCTGAAGGATTTATAGGTATGGATTCTTCATTAAATCATATGTCGGCTTCTACAAAAACAAAAGGTGTT